TTTTTTTTTAAAATTCATTAGAACATCTATACTATATATAAAAGGAGAGTAGTGTACGGAACGGGAACGCAACGCCGAGGCGCATCACGCCGCATTCTTCTTACACCTTAATGAACTATTTAAACACTAACACTAGGGAGTAGGACGGACACGCCCGCGCGAACCGCCTTCTTCAGTCCTGGAACAAAAGAGAAGTGGGCTAGTATTACCCCACTTCTGTTCCGTTCCGCTCATAATTTTGGAAACATGACAAAATCACGTTCTTTTGCATTTACTATAAATAATTATGACGAAACAATCTTGGAGTCCCTACGTGAGAGTTTATCGCAAGAAAAAGTCCGCTACGCAATCTTCGGCCATGAAGTCGGTCAAAATGGAACGCCTCACCTCCAAGGATACTTGTCTCTTAAAGCGCCCCTCGCTGTTCAAAGTGCCAAACGAGATTATCTTGTCCCAACAGCGCATATCGAAGTGGCTAAAGCCAGTGAACATAAAAACAGAAAGTATTGTTCCAAGGATGGAAAAGTCGAAGAGTTTGGAAGACCCTCGCAACAAGGAACACGTTCAGACTTGGTTGAATTCCAGGAAGCAGTTAAAGCTGGTAACCTCAACCCTAAACGTCTCCGTGAGGAATTCCCCGAAGTATGTGCCAAATATCCCCGATTTGTCTCAGAATACATCCGCGACCAGATCCCAGAACCTGAAATCCCCTGCCACGCTTTGAATGAGTGGCAACAAGAACTAAATCAAAAATTGATTCACGAACCCGATGACCGCAAGGTTATTTTCGTAGTCGATCAAAAGGGGAATAAAGGAAAATCTTGGTTTGCCAAATATTATTGTAAATTACACGATAACGCATTTTTAATGCGTCCAGGTAAACATGCTGATATGTCTTATATGCTGCCACCTACACTCCGGGTCCTTTTTCTCGATTGTACCCGTAAACAAGTGGAGTATATGCCTTATACGTTTATGGAAGAACTAAAAGATGGTTATGTCTCTTGTACGAAGTATGAGTCGTGTGTTAAAAAATATGAAAAGGTTCATGTCGTGGTTTTGATGAATCAAGAACCTGATATTACTGCATTATCGGAAGACCGTTATGAATACATATATCCCTAAAATATAAATATGTTGTGCCAACCAAGTCTCCCGCCCCCGGCGGGTAGGGTAAATGCCTTGATAACACTTAGGGTAAATCCACCCCCCCCCGGGGTTAGGGAAGGTTTTTTTTTTAAAAATTCATTAGAACATCTATACTATATATAAAAGGAGAGTAGTGTACGGAACGGGAACGCAACGCCGAGGCGCATCACGCCGCATTATTCACTTATGCCCTTAATTCAAACAAACATGGGACCGCATTTATTCAAATCAATCGTGCGCGCAAGCCACACCTCCCCCACGTCTGAAAATGGGACGAAAGTGATTACCAGGCTCAGTATTACCCTGGTAACTTCTGTCCCAGTCCCATTCTTATAATTTCAATACAATAGAAATGCAAAGCAAACGTTGGTGTTTCACACTCAATAACTATTCCCAAGATGAGTATCAATTCATCATTGATAAAATCTCCAACACCATGGCGGACGCCGTACGATACGCTGTCGTTGGAAAAGAAACCGGAGAATCAGGAACTCCTCACCTTCAAGGATATATCTCATTTACGAAGAATTTCAGACTCAAAGCTACCAAGAAGTTCATCGGAGAACGAACTCATTGCGAAATTGCAAAAGGCACCGAACAGCAAAACTATGATTACTGCTCTAAAGATGGAGACTTTGTTGAATTTGGTTCCCGCTCTAAACAAGGATCCCGAACAGATATCCAATCAGCAGTTGCTATGATCAAAGAAGGTGCTACATTACTATCTGTTGCTCAAGACTATGGTGAAGTATTTGTTAAATACGGAAGAGGATTACGTGATTTAAAATTGATATTAGACCAACCATATAATCATGATGGAGTCAGAGGTACATGGATATGGGGACCTCCTGGTACTGGCAAGTCTCATCACGCACGTCTCATTAACCCTAACTCTACATATCTTAAACCACAGAATAAGTGGTTTGATGGCTATACAGGTCAAGATGTTATTTTACTTGATGATCTAGACACAGGAATGCTGGGTCACTATTTAAAGATATGGGCAGATAAATATGCCTGCACTGGAGAAACCAAAGGTGGAACGATCAATTTACGTCATACTAAATTCGTTGTGACATCTAATTATCCAATTAGTTATTTCTTCCCTGAAGACCCGGAGATGTGTCAAGCAGTTGAACGCCGATTTAAACAAATTCACTTGACTGGCTTAGTGGAACACTTAGATATGATAACCAGCCTTAACACTTAATCATTAATTAAATCACTATGTTGTGCCAACCAAGTCTCCCGCCCCCGGCGGGTAGGGTAAATGCCTTGATAACACTTAGGGTAAATCCACCCCCCCCCTGGGGTTAGGGAAGGTTTTTTTTTTTAAAATTCATTAGAACAT